AGAACCAATGAGGGGTTATGAATCCGAAAGAATTCATCACCATGCTCCAAAGTCTGGAGCGTAATCATTGGTTTGGGGGCCTTTGAATCGAGATCCTTATATCTTGTCCAAAGAAATAAGGCGAGTCTCCGCTGGAAGTTGGTTATATGATCCGGGGTTCCATGGAAACCCAGACCACCAAGTTCACGAGGTAGAAACACGTTGAGTGTTGTGCCAGGTCGAATCTGTGAAAGCTTTGCTATCATGGATTTGTTATAGTGAAAGAATCTCAAGGAAGCCCTCTCAGGGGTCACAGCGTTTGAGACAACATAATTGTATGTGTCCCAAATTGGCTGTACCTCGCGAGTATGTTGAAGTTTGGACACATTGGTCAACAAACCAGTGTTCAAATATCCAACTCGTCGAAAGATACCCTGAAAGAGCTGAAAGAACTCGGAGCATATACAACAAATGCTTCGATGTTTATAGTTCTTACCCAGACTCAATTCAAACCCGGCCTCACCGATACGTCTCTTCCATATCGCGTAGAGTAGGTTGTCGGCCCTAAAGAGGATATCATCACCGTTCACTAGAACGGGAAGTGATCTCGGGTTGAACTTTCTATTGAAACGCTCTTCCAAAGCCTGCCAATAGCAGACCAGGTTAACGTAACATAAGATAGGAAAACTGAGAACAGAGCCCATAAGCTGTCCATTCTTTTGGATGAACGGCTTTAGGTCCTTTCCTTCTTTATCAGCCAACTCCTCAAACTCCACAGGGTATGAGACCTCCTGTGAATATAACACGGATCTTAGTACATCCCTGTACTTCATCGTCTGTATTGGATCGAGACCCATTTCGTCCATCTTACCCAAAGACGTCTCGAAACAGGTTGCAGTCCATGATTGCTTAAGAGTGTCGGTGGCGGCTGAATAGTCACCGCTGACAATTTCAGGCTCACAACCCCAATCAAGCTTCAAGGTATTCTCGCGGGCGAGGAGATCATTTAAATGACCTTCTCGTACGGGAGTACCAGTCAGAACGAACTGTGGAAAACTTTGTAAGTAATTCCATAGCTCCTTTTGCCAGTGCCTTGCAAGCCAGTAGGGTAGAGCCTCTCCCTTAGTGATCAATCGAACCTTCAATGGTTCAAGAACTGCACCAACCCTCGTGCGCAAGAGGGGATACACAATCGAACGACCGGAAAGGACCGTACTTGCGGTCGGCTTAGAGCAAGACAACTCATGATTCATGTCAAGGACCTCATCAAAGGTCGGAGCCATCAAACCATAGACTGTCTTCACGCCCTGAGTCGTCTCCTCCATGGAGACCATCTCACCGACCCCCGAGAACAAGGCTCCAGTAGTCTCGTTGTCGAAGGCCGATCTAAAAGTCTTTCGAATGTATTCTCTCGCACCACCAGAAGATCTTACTGCTTCCCAAGCAGCAGAAGGACTGGCCTCATACAGACGGGGTTTCTTCGGATGGAAACCACCAAAGATCCCTTCCCAGTAGCGACTCTCCAATGGCAGAGATTCATGCAGATGTTGCTTCTGCAGACGCTTTTTGTGATCTAGCATAGTGTTCAGGATAAAGCTCTTAGGAGCCGATTGAGCCGCTCGCTTGATACCCTGGAGATACCCAGCCCAAAGACGTAAATTCTTTGAGGTCGAGTGCACCAGGCGTAACTTAAGCTTACGCTTCAGTCGCCCTGTGAACACCAAGGGACCATAACCTATATAACCTGGATTAGTCTTACCGTCAACCTTCTTTTGGAAGGCCTCAGGATAGACAATCTCATCGTTATGAAGATAATGATCCATCGGATATGCAGTCACAAACTTAGCATACTTAATGAATTTCTCCATTGGCCACGCCACAACTCTTCTAAGAAATTCGAACTGTTCCACTTGAAGAACATGACATAATTCAGGGATCGAGTCATAGAGCACTTCAAACACACCTCGTGTGAAGAAGAGCCCCGCAACCTCAGATCCAGTCAAGTTCTTACGAGGGCAGAGAGCATCAATAGACAAAGCCGATAAGCACTCGTTTGCGCGAGTCAGTACGACTTTATCAATTTTGAGCTCTCCACCAACCCCAGGGCAAACCCTGGATAGGTGCCCTAAAATCTCATCGACCTGTGATAAAGCATTGCAGGAAAGTTGCCTGCGTCCGACATTATTAAGGTGTTTCATGATGTTCTGGAAGAAATTCTAGGATACTAGTGAACGTCTTTTTATTGTGCGACG